CAAGAAACGACGTTGTTAAGTTCACTGCAATGAATGGCAATGTAGACACGGACAATTTTATTCAGTACGTTAAAATAGCACAAGACATTCACATTCAAAATTACTTGGGTACTGATTTACTTGAAAAATTAAAGTCTGAAATTATTTTAGCGGCTTCAGGAATACCGACAGCCATTACAATAAGCAATCAAGGAACGGGATATACAACGGGAACTGGTGTTACCACTTCGAGTGGAGCGGGTTCGGGTTTAACTTTGAATATTACAGCTTCAGGCGGTTTAGTTACAGCGGCTGCAATTAATAATGCTGGTAGTGGTTATTCGGTAGGACAAACTTACAAAATTATAGGCGGTAACGATGACTCTGAAATAATTTCAGACTTTAATTTTTCAAGTAAATCAGTACCTAAGTAATTTTGTATGTGAATGTCTTGTGCTATTTTAACGTACTGAATAAAATTGTCCGTGTCTACGTTGCCATTCATTGCAGTGAATTTAACAACGTCTTGTCTTGTTATTAGTAATGCTTCTGCCATCTTATATTACGTCTGAAGGTAAATTTTTATTTCTCGGACTAAACCCTTTTAACGGTAAGTTGTTAGGGTAAATTGAAACTTCGTAAGGATTCGTTATTTTGTATCCTTTTATTTCGGCTGCTCGTGTTCCTATTTTTTCGTAACCCTTTTCAATAGCGTTTAAATCTAACATAAAAGTTACTCTTTCAAATTTATGGTGGCATCTCGCACCGCCTTTAAACTTAAATATGTCGTAAGTATTTGCGCCAAATTCACCGAAACCCGGATTAACCGCCCGTCTACTCATTTCGTCTATATCTTCTTTTCTAAATAACCTTTCACTTTTATTCATCATAGCCTTACAAAATTCACGATCTGGGTTTTTATTACCCGTATATCTATAACGAACTTTGAAATATTTCAAGTCACCAACTTTTTTATCTTGTACGCTCTTTAATTTAGGCTTCGGGCTACCAGTTTGAACCAAGTTAATTAAGCGGCTTAAAAGCGTTGAATTGCTACTTAAATCTAATTCTTTGTTTATTAGTTCTAAATCTAATTCTTGTTCGTTGTCGCTTACCTCTCTTTCGTCTACTATTACCCAACCTTCTTCTAATTGGTTAGCGTCAACTTCCGCAAGTATTTCTTCTAAATCCGTCTTTGCTTTGCTTAATTCCGTTCCCGTTTCTTCAGCAACTTGTTCTTCAGTTTGTGCGTTTTCTAAATCTACGAACTCTAAAGGTTGTAAAGTCTTAAAGAATAACTTTAAAGTAATTCCGTTAAAATGTAGTATTTTGTCAAAGGCTTCTATAATTTGGTCTTGAATAGGTTTAATTACCATATTATCAAAAAGAATAGAAGCGTTTTTAATTTCATCAGCATTCGAACTAAAGCCATTTGCCGAACCTAAACCGAAAAGCAAAGGACTTGTAACGTTATGCGCTAACATAATCTTTTTTACGCATTCTTCACTTAAGTAAGTATAGTGTTCGGGTGCATCGTTTAACGGTAAATCGTCAACCGTAGTTTTAGATTCTTGGTTATTGTTAAATGCAACTATTACTTTTTGACCTCGTGAACCAGTTAATTGACTTAATACTTTGCCTTTAATTATTTGTTGTTGTTCTTCAGTAGGTACACCGTTGTTAAAGTTTACTACTTTAGTTCCTGAAAAACCGTTTTGTACTTCGTTAATTAAATAATCGGCTATTTCTTCTTCTAACTTTGCGTAGGGTAAACCACCTTGATAATCAGGCAAAGAATAATATTTCATTCCAACCGCATAAGGTTTAGAATAAAGTATTTCTACTTGTTCGTTTGAATATCCAAATGCTGGAATTCTTTTAGGTACATATTTCTTTGTATCTTCCCAATTATCTGAATAATAATAACCCTCTATTTCTCCGTCTTTATTACACTTTTCAGCACGTAACAAATTAACAGGTATATGATATGCTTTTAAAATCTTTTTATGCGCCTTGTCGTAGTGAACTTGCATAGCAAATTGACCGAACATTTTACGATCTAAAACTATTTTACGAATACAATCAGCATTAAATAAAGCCATCATTTGAGCGTACTCGTTTGGCTTTTTATTAGCGTCTAATGCACTTAAACCCCTACCGTAAATTAATCTATTAACGTTGTTTATTACCGAACTATTAGTAGTTGAATTAACGTACCTATCTATAATAAACTGAAAGTAATTATTGTCTTCGCCAAATTCTACCCAAGCATCTCGTTTAGATTCTTGAATTACTGGCGTTGTGTATGTACTTAATTCTAAAACGTGTATATTATTCATAAACTATAAATTCATTCGTGGTATTATTAGCCGTATATTGGTTTTTGTTCACTGTAAAGGTATTAACATTTTGATTAGTACAAAATATCCTATCTTTATAAACTACGACCGCACCGTTAATAAATACCAAATCGTAAAAATGATTTTCTACTAAATTAAATTCAGCTTCAAACGTATCGTAATAGTCCCCTTCCGTGTGAGTGTAAGTATCTATTTCAGTTGTTACGTTCGTTTGGTCATCCGTAATAGCTACGTAATCAAAATCTTTACTTCGTGGAATAAACACAAAGCTTTGGTCATTTGTTGAAGTAGTTAGAATAATCATATATTATAAACGATTAGAGGTCGATTTTGTACCGTAAACAAAAAACCCCTACCGAAGTAAGGGTTAATTGTATGCAAGTATATGAAGGAAATTAAGCAGTAACTATTGTTGCATCAGTACCAGCTCCAGTTTCAAATAAAACTTTCAATCCGTTTTCATCTGTTACGTCAAGGAAATTGGCCGGGCTTACCTCCATGGCTTCAAAAGTCAAATTATAACCATTAAAATCACCCAAGGCACTACCACTTGAAACAGTTCCCGCAGTAACATCAGCACCTTGTGTAAGTCCCATTAAAAAGAATTGGTCGGTCATTGTTCTAACAACTATTCTCGGTCTACCGTAAGCAAGTAGTTTTACGTTTTTATGCGTTGTAACGTCTTGTCTTTTTAATTGAATAGTAAGTGTTTGTTGAAAGAAAGTAGTACCGTTGTCGCGGCTTGAATTAATTGTAGTTTCAAAACTGTTAGCTCCTTTCAATTCGTATTTATACAAGTTCATAGCGCTTGCGCCAAGTGGAGTCCAGTCAGTAATTAAATCCGTGTCCGTTGCATCGTATATTACATCGTCAGAATTTAAATCGTCGTAGTTAATAAAGTAAATAGCTTTTAACCCAGAAACTGAATCTTTACATTGTTCTATTCTACCATTTGTTATATCACAGCTCATTTTATTATTTTTTAAAGTTTAACAAAAAAAAAGGTGGTGTATATTGCACCACCCTTATTTATAGTTTTTGGTTTTTTAGTTAGCCGAGTTAACGATTCCGTATGTAACTACATCTTCAGCGAATCCGTATTTAACGTCACCAGTAAATCTCATTATTACACGTACATTTTGACTTCCATCAATTGGCGACATGTCTATCAAAGCCACGTTATTCATGTCATTAAGCAGTCCTGTCGCAAAATGTAAGTTAGAAGTTTGAGAAGCTAAACCAGTGTTATTTGCTAAACCGTTAGCCAAGAAGATTGGTAAACCGTCGAAAGAAAGTGAACCGTTAGTGTACCATTGTGTACCCAAGTTATTTGTACCGTTAGCACCTAAACCACTTGCACCAAATCCACCCAAAGCACGGATATATGCACGAACGATGTTAGAAGAAAGATACAATTTCAAATCAGGTTGTCCGTAAAGTCTTGTTGGAATAGCGTCAACGATTGAACCGATTTGAGCGATTACGTTAGAAGCATCTACAGTAGTACCCGTTACTTCTTGAGCCGCTGGCAAAGAAGCGTCTGTAGTCAATTGTGTCATGATACCCGCAAATTGACCTTGTGTAGCGTTAATACCTTGCCAAATTGAAGTTTCCATGTTAGCAGCTACTTTTTCAGCTACGTGTGCAATTAAGAAATCAGAAAATGATTTAGGCATTACGTCAAATGCAGAATAACCCATTTCAATCGCCTGCCAAGTCTGATGAAAATCTTTTTTACATAATTGTAGGTTAACTTGAAATTCTTCAGGGTTTAATACACGTTCAGTTAACGTAACCGTAGAAGAAGCATCAAAGTCACATGAAGCGTTTCTGATTAAATCGTCTGTAGCTACTCGTTGAATTACTTGTTTGAATTTCACGTTAGGGTGAATAGTCATTCCACCTTGCTCTAAAGTTGGTGCGCTAAGGATAGCAGCAGCAATGTACTTACCAGCAAACTCACCAGCGTATGTAGTAGTGATGTTTGTACTTGTACTTAAATTAATTTTTTCCATTTTATAATATTTTTATTTTAATTAAACAACAGTTAGTGTAATTGCACCAGCAGCAGTTCCCAATCCGAAAACATACCAGTTTGTACCGTCGCAATTCAATTCTACGAAATCTCCGATAGTATCCGCAGAAGCAGAAAAAGTAATCGTGTTTTCATCAGCACCAGGAACGTTTACTGAATTCACAATAACACCACCTTGAATTTTGTTTGTAGCAGCTTTGATAGTCCACGCAGTAGTAGCAAATAATGCAGCTACCGTAAAACGGTATCTAAAGCCCGCAGAAGTAGCAACCGCTGGTAAAGTAATTTGCGCTCCAGCAGCAGCGTTTAAATAAAATGACTTGTCTGAATCTTCAGCAGTCAAAGTTGTTGCACCAGTCAACGTTTCAGAAAGACCTACTTGTCTTGTTACGTCGTTAGATACAAAGTTGTAAGTTGTACTCATTTATTTTTGTATTTAGTTAATTATTTATTTAATTTTTCAAGTATTGAATCCATAGTAGTGCGTTGTCTTTTTGCACTTAACTTAATAGAATCGTTCGTGTTTTCGTTTTCAGGGTTAAAAGAAATTGGTTTAACTTCAGAAAGTTCAACTTCTTTAGCTTCTTTTAGTTTAGATAATTCAGCTTTTAGCTCGTTATTCTCGTTTTTAAGCGCTTCAATTTCAGAAAAGAAAGATTCTTTAATCATGCTTTCTACGATCTTTTTAGGCGCAGCTTTTGACGTTTCCATTTCTTGTTCTTTCTTCGCTTCTTCTTCAATCGGTGCTTCTTCAGGCATTTCTTCTTCTTCCGCTTCTTTCTCTTTAATTTCAGAAATAACACCTTCTTCTACTACTACCAAAATACGACCGTCTTCCATTTCGTATTCACCTATTGGCAAAGCTATTTTTTGTTCATCTTCAGTAACTACGAAAACTTCGTTACCAGCTTCAAACATTTCAGCTTCTAAAACTGTAACACCGTCCGATAGTTTCATTGTTTCTAACTTTACTTCCATACCGAGTAAAGTTTTAATTTGATTGATTAGGCTATTTTTCATTTTTATTTTATTTATTTAAGTTTATTTAGTAAAGAATTTACTTTGCTTTTTTCTTCTTTTATTGCAGTTATTTGATTTGCAAAATACGAATCGCCTAAACCTAATTCTTTTACTTGCGCCTCGCCTTTGATAATTAATTGTTCAACTTGGTTTACAATATCTAAAGCCGCTCTTAAATTTACAATAGCAGAATTATAATCTGAATTACCTTTAGCCCATAACGGCATATATTTTTTTGATAGTTCTTTAATATCATTTACTAAAGACAATTCAACTTCGTGCTTTTCAAGTTCTACTTTTTGAACTTCGTTAGCCTTTTCGATTTTCTTTAAAATATTGTTTATCATAGCTTATTAACTTATTGGTTTTTTAATTGTTCCTTTTTTATAAATGTACTATTGTAGAAGTACCTTGATTTACTAAACTTCCTATACCTTGATTTTGTAAGTCACCGTTACAGCATTCTTTTGAATATTTACCGTCTTTACATAGGCAACCACGTTTACCGCCTTTAGGACTTGTTTTACTTTTTGTCGGTGTTTTCATATTTATTAATTAAGTCTTTTAATTTCTCTATTAACAATTCGTCTTCGTGTGAACTCATGTCGTATTTATCTACAAAATAACCTTCTATTGAAAATCCTTTTACTTCACCGTCTTTTACCTTTTTCCAAACTTCGTCGTTGTTTACTTTCATTGAAATCATCCAAGTTCCTTTAGGTAAACTAAACCCGTATAATTTACTTTTATCCGTTTTTTCATCTTCAATTATCCAGCTTTCAACTACGCTCATTCCATCGATTTTCATTTGATGCTCATAAGTAGCATTATTCTGATTAGATCGCTGAAGGAATAACTGCGAAGCTTTGCGAATAGTATCTTTAGAAAAATAGATATAGAATTCTCCGTTATCCTTATCGTGTCGATAAATCTGCTTATTAGGAACTAGAGCCGCACCCATAAGAATCTTTTTTTCTTCGTCTATAGATTTAAGCTCTATTAATTGCTTATTTAAAGCTATCCAGTTCTCCTCTATAGCAGGAGATTCAACAACTGAAACTGCATGAATACCTTGATTCTCTGCAGTTTCATTTAATACCATTTCTATGATTTCCATAACTTCAAAACTTTGATTTGTTATAATGTAGCATTTTTAATTCTATTCCTATCCAAGCTCTGAGCAGTAGTTACTTCTCCGCTTACTACATAAGCTTGAACAGGCTGTGCTCCTAACTGAGCTAACTGATTTACGGGGTTATTTCCTACTATGTTAAAATTAGGGGACATGATAGAACTAGCAGTAGGTACGTTTAAGTTTCCTCCTCCTCCTCCATCTGAAGGTATAGTTCCTCCTTCAAATTTTGTAGCTGCTATCTTTTTGATATTTAGTAAACCTGCTGCTACTGCTGCGGCTGCTGCTACTCCTCCTAGTACAGGCCCTACTACAGGAATACTAGCCATTGAACTGAAAGCTCCTGTAGCTGCTTTAAATGTATCTATAGTAGCCTGCCCTATCTGAGCTGCTTTCTGAACTTTAAAAGCTTTCTCCTGAGATTTCTGAGAACGGCCTTGAAAGAGTTCAGCTAGATTACCTAAAGTAGCAAACATATCAGAAGCTCCCTGAACTAAACCATCGTTTACTTCTTTACGATGATTTTTCATCGCATCTGCCCATTTTATTTGAAGTTCTTCTAGCTTAGAGAATTTTTCCTCCTCTATAGCTATTTCTTCTTGTGGCATATTAGCTAGTTCATCTAGATAGGCCTGAGCAGAGAGTAAA